ACTACCTACTACCTACTACCTACTACCTACTACCTACTACCTACTACCTACTACCTACTACCTACTACCTACTACCTACTACCTACTACCTACTACCTACTTAGGACTTAGTGCACCTCCTGATCCCTTAGGACTTACATGTTGCATGAACTGTTTACGACACATCAGGTACTTGAATGCATCAGTGAAGTTGGTACTCTCACGGGGTAGGCGATGTGCTGGTAGTCCATCGCCTTTCTTTTCTTTTACTACTAAGCCGTTGCCTTTGGGTCCTGTGGCTATCTTAGCAGGTGTACGCTCCAACTGTGCCTTCAGGCATGGGCAGTTAGTACGATCGATCATAAGCATGGGCAACTTCTTATTACTGCCACTCATCAGTTCCATCATGAAGTTATACTCAGCATTGCTGTATATGTTACCCTGACTGAGTGATAACAGCAATACTGTCCATCCTGTGCTCTTACCATCTTCATCACGTTCTATTGCCTTCTTGATCTGACTGGCTACGTCCTGCCCTATCTTGCTGTAGTTGTTGGCTGCCCTGTCGTAATACAGTTTGAGTTGCTTCACCTTATGTGGCTTATAGAAGCGTATGAACTCATCGGCTATCTGCCTGATGTATTGAGGGGGCAATGTGTACATCTCTTTAAGTATGCGATACTTCATGCCTGTTTGCTGCCCGAATACCAGCCATAACGTATTACCGATATCCAACCCACCCTCAATGGCACGGTTCGTATCCAGGTACTTCAGTATACGGCAATCGGGTTCCTGTCCGAATGGTAGTGAATCAAGGTACTTATAATCGTTTCCATCATTGTAAAAATGCTTTTCGGATAAGTTGCTGTAAAAACGGGATGCAGCACTTAGTATAGGAATAATACACAGAATAGCGGACAATACGCCCTCTAAACCCACTTCAAACTCATCACTAAACCAATCTATGGAAAGGATATCAACGTTTATATACGAACTGGCAATCCAGAATAACGATACATCTTTCCGGCACTTTATCCAACGCGCTTCCCATCGTTGCATATTTTTTTCGGCCAGTTCTATTTTTCGGGCATTCTTTGTCTCCAGGATGGCTGCATATTCAATTTTTGTTTCATTATATACAAATCCGACACGGATAAGCTGCAGCAACTTCTTTTTATCGTTTTTCTGGACCATCTTTAGCATCCAGTCATATTCACCGATATTATTCGGATCGGGCATATCCGATGTAAATGTCTGCGAACGGTAAAAAGGCGATTCACCGTATTTAGCACGATATCCACGTACTGCTTTTAACAGGTTGGCAATACGCACTTCAGGAAAGTATTTCACTTCATCACCGAATATCCCGACATACGAACGACCGGCACCAATGGCTGGCCTATCGAGTGAAACAAATGTCAGGTTGAATCCGGTAAAAAATACCATAGTATTCTTCCAGTTGGACATGATGTTGTACATCTTATCACGCCATTCCTTTGGTGGTTCGCAATTAATCACATAATGTACACCTTCCTCCCACCCGTGAAGCCGCAAACCTTCCTGCAGGGATGGAATAACGTTTTTATGGAGGTTCGCATACGTATCACTTGCCCAGGCGAACGGTGCACCCGGGCAATCGTATACAGCTTCCTGTAATCTCTCAACGGCAAAGTTGGTAGTTTTGGTAGATGCACGGCCTAACAACAACGCCACCTGATTGGGCATGATAATGGCAAACAGTTGTGCCAGCCAGTTGGAATAACGTACTTCTACATCATCACGATTGAGATTCAACCTTGTTTTCTTGCTCATCGAATAGTTCTAAGAAGTTTACTTTATTTACACCGGCTTCCATGCGGATACGGTTCTTTTCGCGTTCGGATATCCCCAGGTTATCAATCTGATCACCCAGTTCTTTACGGTCCACAGATGGTAACCCAATGGATCCGGGATTGAGTGAATAGATTTTGATAGGCTTTTTATACAATCCTTCCGGTATGCGGGCAGGTTCTGGAGTATCAAGACCTTTGATTTTAAATGCTTTTGTCATAAGATCTCCATAAACCTCCATATCCTTTGAACTTTTAGCCGTCAGCTTCACCACATTTGCAGCAGCACGGATATCTTCGTACATGGCATTACGGTGTGCCTGGGGTTCAACGTTATCATACGAATAGAACAGGTTAATGCATTCGTCGAACATCTCGCGGGCTTTTCGGTATGGTATGTTGATAGGTGGATGCTGAATGAATGCAATAGCGTTTTCTTTGCCGTATTTACGGTTCAACGTGTTCAACAGGTGCAATACGTCCAGATACTTCTGTTCGTCGTCTGACAGCGTTTCTTTTGAGCCTGACTGAATATAATCCTGCAGGGTATCGAAGTGAGATGTATTAAATGCCGCCATACATGATCTGATCTAACGCGTTTCGAAACTTCACCGTCTCACGGAGTTTATCCAGGCGTTGTGCCTGGGTGGCATTATTCGGGGCATCGCTTACCATACCGATACCTTCCATGGCTTCATGATGCAATATTCCAAAATCGTAATGGTATTTTAATTTACTGTCAATAAGCATATAATAGTACATGAATTCAAGTTTATCAATCTTATAGAACATGGCAATCTTCTCGGGAGTATACCCAATGGCCGCCAACTTTTCGTACTGATCCCAAAAAATGAGTTTCATCCATTCAGGTTCATTATCTTCATTCCATGTAACTAATTCGGTTATTGTATCCATGTTTCTGTATTTTCTTATCCCCCTTTAGGGGTTAGGGGTTCTTTAATTCAATAGTCTGCGTACTTCTGCCAGTTCATTCTGCTTTAATTCCAACCGTTGTTTCCTATCGGCCAATAATGCCGGCTTATCCCCTTTTGCTATTTCGGTTTCAATGCGCCATATATTATGCAGTAACTTTCTTTCTTTCTCGATAAGTTCACGTATATTCATGGCTTTCAAATCCTTTAGATGATTGAAATGTTTGAATATCGGGTGTTTTCCAAGGATAGAGTGATGTTGCTTATAGTAGTTTAATTCGGCATAGATGGCACGGTTTTCACGATAACTGGATATCAGTTCACCTGCAGTGGCAGCACATTGCTCCAGCGTGGTGCATCCGGATAACTCAGAATGCAATGTCCGGTACCGGTAGAAACTTGAAAACTTATCGGTAACCAGGGCTTTTAGTTCAAACGGGCAATCGGGAGTGGATAGGAAAGGAAATTCATCTCTGAATGTCGTTTGTTTAGGAGGTTTTGAGTAGGTAGTCGGTAGTCGGTAATTGGTAGTAGGTAGTAGGTAGTTGATTCCTGCTAACTTACAAAGTGAATCTGTCAACAACCTGATATTTTTTACCGGATTACTCTTAATCAACCGAATGAGTAACAGGTTGCCGGAATATTTTTCCAGCAACCTAATACCATCTTCAGGAATACATCCCGATTGTAACCAATTTTGAACTACTTGTTTCATTCCTTAATTAAGAATAACCCAATCTTCAGCCAACATATCAGTCTGAGATGCTAACCATCCATTCACAACGGTACCGTCAGCAGCTTTCATACACAGGTAAGCAGTAAACTTAACTGTATCTGCCGGATTTGTTACATCTATCCCATCCTGTGCGTAATAATCCTTTACACTTTGTGGCAATGATTTCACTTTATTGACTACCATGTCAATATGTAACTCATCAGCTGGACGCATAAATACAAACATCTTTTTCCCATTCCAACCTTTACGGGCAATTAATTTCCCTTTTTTTACAGCTTCTAAAGCTTCACTAAATGTTATTTCTTTCATGTTTTAAATAGTAAATAGTAAATGAATAAATAGTAAATTATCTTATCTGTGTAAATTTTTCTTTAATCTGTGTAAATCAATTTTCAAAGCGTGAAGGTTCAGAAAATTTTGTTTCCAAAAATTCAATCAGCAAATCAGAATAACCAGTTTCGGAATTGTTCAAAAACTTTTTACCGTTTACAAACCGAATAAAATCATCACGATTTGGTTTTGGTGATACTACCCGAAGTAAGTAATGACCGTTGATGTTGTCGATTTGTTGTGGAATATGATCACCATAAATAAGATTGAAATAAATGGAAGGAAGAAGCAATCCCTCGTCATTTAAAGAAGGTATTTCTTCAAATAATTCAACTAACTTTTCCTTTTCGTAACAAATAGGCGTATGAGTGTCATAATTATGAATCGGACAAATACCATTACCAAATAAATTAATAGCCGTAATCGTATCATTCCGGTTAATTTCATAGTGTTTGTTCGTTCCGTCAATATGTTTCAACTTTCCATGAGCCGTTAATATCTGAATATCGGCCAGCATAACCGGTGATACCAGGTAGATATCATCATTGCTCCAAATAAAGCAATCACTTACCCGTTCGTCGGCAATGGCCAGCTTCAGCTTTTCGAGTGTATCGATTTGCGGATTGTCTGAAAATTTATGTGCAGGGATATGAATTACTTCATCCGAGAACCATTCTTCACTGTCACCGATCACCACCAGTTGAAAATCTTCCCGCAAATTCTTCTGCAGGGACCTGACAGCAAAAAGCAATTCATTCCCCTGGGCATCCGACTTCAGGTAAGGAATACAAACGGTAAGTTTTGGCTTAGAAAGGATCTCAGGTTTTTGCATTATATCCGCTTCAAATTCTTCTGCAGTTGTTTTTGGTATCAGTTCAATAACAGGTTTCGTAATATCCGGAGTATTTTGGTCTTCCGGAGTTATTTCTTTCTTGACTTTCTTCATGATTTACATGGTTTAAATGTTTAAAATTTCGTTTTATAAATAAGTATACAAATTTGCAATTGCAAAACGATTCTACAAAGGACAAAAAAGAACCCCTAACCCCTAAAGGGGGAAAATAAAAAACCCGAATATCGCTATTCGGGTTTTTCTTTCTTTTCTTATCCCCCTTTAGGGGTTAGGGGTCTATAATCCCGCTCCTTCACTTCCAGTCCCCGTTAACCCCAAAATAGCGTTAATGGCAAGGTCGTCAGTTAATGGAATAGCAGCTTTTGAAATATGACCAAGAACAGATCCCGGTATCAAACTCTTCAACTGAATAGAGTGACCTCTTTTCTTCGAAGAATCTTCGGTATTGTCCTGGGTAAATTTCAACGGATTCCCTTTTGTTCCGGCAATCTTACAATCGTTACCTTCGCATGGGATAGAGATAGCACCTAAATCTTCATTCAGGTTGTTTTCTACGAATTCATCAAACTCCAAATCAGTACCAGGCACTTCAAAATCTACGTTGTGAATATGTCCGCGGGCATCATCATCACCGGTTGAAGTCTGGAATACATTTTGAGTGGAAGCAGTATGATAAATTCCAATTGGCTTTTTCAATGCCAGGAATGAAAAGTCAATCACTTTCACACCTTTTTCGTCACGGATGCAAGTTGCGATATCATCCTGTTTGTAAAGGAGTATATACGCACCTTTACCAACCGGACGACCGGCATTAGGACTTTTCTTTTTGACAGATACAAGTGTATATGACATAATATTTATATTTTTAAAGATAAAACTATTTTTTAGTTAGAAATCAAATACATTCAGTTACCGTGCTGAGAACGGTAACTGAATGATTATTGATTGATTACAATCCGTTACCCGGAGAATCATCCAATACTGTTTCGCCCGGTACATACGTAGCAGGTACATAAGCGAAAATTGCTTCTTCCATGGCAAAACCACAACCTTTCCAAAATTCCATGAACACTTTCACGTCGTAGTTCTGAATCTGAATGAATACTTTGGCTTCACTAACATTACGTGATTGCAGGTGAATGAAGTTTTCTTTCGGAGTGATTACGAATGCTTTTGTTCCCTGAAATCCATCAACAGGAGCAAAGGTCAATTTGCTAAAGTCGAGTTTCATCATTTCACCATCCACGTTTTTAGTCGTTGGATATTTAGCACGGTAAGCGCGGCCATACATAACGATCAAATCAGGATCAGCATGAATGGTGATTGCTCTTTTTTTGTATTTGTAAGGGATATTATCCACTACAGTATCAAAACTTGCCAGAATATTTGCATCTGTCAACGTAACACCATTCAGCAACCAGGTTGAACGGTTTCCAACTTTTTGTTGAAGTTCATCCAAAATGGTTAATACACCGTCCATTGATTCTTCAGCGGCCGAACCTTCAGCACCATCCTGAGTCTGGGTACGTTCAACGAACTTACCTGTAGACATAGCCAGTTCTAAATCTTCCAACAGTTTAGGTAATACCAACGTATTGGTGATAAACGCAACAATCGGCATTTGATCCGGTGTCATATTTTCATCATACAGGTAACCAATATACTGGTCAACGATATTTGCAGGAGTAATAGCAACGTTCACTTTCAATTTGAAGTTCTTGATAGTGATCGGGGTAAATTTTGCAGAACCTTTAGGAGTCCATTTTGGAGTAAACTGTTGAAGTACGCTCGTTTGAATTGCTTCAGTGGCACGCCATTCGGTTTTGTCAGTCAAAACGGTAGTCATGTAATCGGTAATGGTCAAACCAAGGTTCAACTGACGAAACACATCAAGTTTTTGACCTGAAATGTATTTACCAAATTCAGTTTGAAGTTCAGCAGTATCAATGGTTTCGTCACCACTGTATTGCATGGTACCGGTACGGAAATAGTCAGCAACCACTTTGTTGTGCTGATAAGCCATGTTAGGCTTGAATGCGATTGCTTTTTTACCTGCGCTCATGTCAATAACTTCTGTTTTGTCATCTTCCGGAGTTTTTTCCAATTTTGCTTTTTCAGCTTCCAATACCAATTTTTCACCTTCAAGTTTGGTTTTTGCAGCCAAAGCAGCATCAAACTGAGTTTTCATTGTAGCCAGTTGACCCTGTAATGCGAATATTTCCGGATTGGTAACTGTAAGATCAATACCAGCCGCTTGTTCAGCGGCTATACCTGATTTCAATTTTTGGAGAAATAACGGTCCCCATTCAGCAGTAATTTTTTGCTCATCATCTGCTGAAAAACCTGCCTTACCGTCCGCTCCTTTTGGTACGGAGGTAAAACCAAGAAAAGCCAGAGCCATGGCAAGTGCTTGTTTAAACATAATTGTTGTTTTTTTATTGATTAATAAAACTGTTTGCTATATTTTTATTTCTGATACTCTTTGCATGTGAAATAGCCATATTCATATCACCTACATGATCAATCAATCCGTATTCTTTTGCCTGTTGAGCAAAAAACATACGTCCGGATATGATTCCTTCAATATCAAGGTTCAAATTTGGTCGTAATGATTTTACTGTTTCCTTAAATCCAATGGCCAGCGGGTTCAATTCTTCTGACTTCAATAAATCATACCTTGTTTCGGGAGTTGGTAATGCATCCACGGCATTCATAAATGGTTTATTCTTCCAATCAGACTCATCCGAATAAACTACATGATCTTCTATTCCGGCCGCTTCGAGTTGTTTTTTATTGGTGCGGAACGACATCATAACTCCAATACTACCTATTTCAGCAGATATAGAATTCCCGGCAATGATTTCATCACACTGGCATGCAAAATAATAAGCGGCCGAAGCGCAAAGATCAACCAGGGCAATAACAGCTATTCCTTTGGATTGTGCATATTTGGTAACGTCGATCAATGGAGCAATAGCATCCACCGATCCACCACCTGAGTCAATATCATATATAAGTGATGTGAATTTACCGGAGTCAACAGCTTCTCGAATGGCATCGGCCACTTCCATGGTGCCATAACTGCAATATGAACCATATTTCAGCATTGTGCCTGAAATACAGAAAATAGCGGTACTGTCTTTTGGTACATTATCGAAAGAAGAATCACCGGAACTCATTTTGGTTGAAGTACCGGCAATGGATAGTTGAATCTTTTCGCGTTCGGATAGAATAGTGGAAAATTTATCGTCGGTATATTGACGTTCCAATAATTTGTCAACAATGCCCAGCTGAGAATCAATTGATCTATTCAGAATAAACCATTTTCCACGTATAACGGCATTAAGTAAGCTACTATTTTTCATATTTCTTCTATACTATTATTGATAGTACAATTTTAAGTAGAAATATAGCCGTATGAAAGGACTTTTTAAACAGTCAGGTATTTGGCTTTTTCGGCAGAAGTACGGGTTGAAGTCAGTGTTGTCATGGCTGGCTTTTCGCTTTTCAATGAAGTTAATACAACAGGATTGTCGGGCGTGCCTATTATTTTTACGTCACCGTTCGAATAAACAGCTTTTAATATCAGGAATTTTCCGGTTACATCCAACACCTGATCATCTATTTGTTTGTTTTGTCCGCGGATAACGATGGAAAGTTCCTGGTTAATTGATCCACCATTTTCGGGATCTTCTTCCTGAAATGCAACCGTAGTGAACTTTATCCGTTCAAATACTCCGGAACATTGACAATGTATACCCGGATAATCAACGAACGATATATTGTTAAGTTCGGAGAAATATAATTCTGATATGTCCGAACGCTTGTCTGAATTACGTTTTATTTCCATATTGTTAATTTATTAGTGCACGGTTAGTTAGTGGTTTAACTCTAAATACACGTTTTATTGCTTTTGGAGTTAAATGTTTTTTAATTTACTGTATAATAGCGTTTTGAATGTCCGACACTACACGTTTAATGGTATTACGCCTGTTACGGTAATCCATTTGCTTGATCATATCGAATGTAAACTGATTTTTCTTTATATTCATGCTTGCCAATATTCCCTCAATGATGAACTTTTGGCAATATCCTTTTTCATATCCTGTCTGGAAGAACTCACGTACCCGGAGTCTGAAAAACGATTCTATGTAATCATTGATCTGGTTCGATTTCCATTGTGAGAAAAAAATAAAGTTATATTTCACCACATAATGCGTATCGTGGTTAATAGGCAGGATCAACTTCACCGGGTTAACACACTTTTGCTTTACCGGCATATCACTAATGGACCACATACTGTCGATAAACATGCCAATTTCATTGCGTTTATTCAATTTAATACGTTCGCACTCATCTTCACCAAATTCATAAATCATGAAGTCATGCAGATTAGGACGTAAATCAAGGATAATGACAGGTTGACTCTCAAAAATTGGGTTTTCCATAAAAAATAGATTAACAAATTAATACATTCAGACAAGAAAAAAATATTTTCACTCCTACAGGTGCACGAATTTTCCGACCTACAGACCTACAGACCTACAACATTTTGTTTTTGGCAGCTAAATTACTAAATATAAATAACATAACCTAATGAATGCAGTTAAAACACCGACCTACAAACACCGTTTTCGACCTACAAACGTCATATTTAACTATTTTACGACCTACACACCTAAAAACACCCGACCTACAGCGACCTACAAAACAAAATCTCAGACCTACACCGACCTACAAAAAAAGCATACACGAAAAACACACAAAACAATGATTACCACCCTTATATATATATTATTTTATTGAAAAATATTATTATTGTAGGTCTGTATGTCTGTAGGTCGGTGTTTTTATTTTTATTTTTCAAGTATTATTTATTTGTTATTCTTAAAAAATTAGGGGGTGCGGGGGATTTCAAACCTTAATGAAATATAAAACTACCCCCTCCCCTAAAGGGGAGTAAGAGTGGAGAAAGAAATAACCCCCAACCCCTAAAGGGGAGTAAGAAATGAATAGTACCGACTTCACAACTATCGTATATAAGAAAAGCCTGCAGAATAGCAGGCTTTTGATTAGTATCGGATCTTATCCCCCTTTAGGGGTTAGGGGTTGTTTTTATTCGTTTGTAAATTTCTTTATCCCTTTTCCCGATCTCTGTGAACTCCGGATCTGATTTAATGGTTACTGATATCGGAGTATCAATATAACCGGCACCAATGATACCCACTGTGGCCGCGTGATCAAATAACCAGTTATCACCACAAAGGATCTTCATTTCTTCCGGTATGGGTACGTACTTCCGGCATACCATAAAGCATCCGAATGATTTGCGGGGAAAACCTTTGCTTTTATCCCAGGTAGTCAGTGCCGTTTTGTTTTCACTCAAATTATTAATAGTAGCACCTACCAAGTCATAATCGTTACGTATGGATACGGCAAACAAAATGGAATATAACCTGCTGTATGAAATATCGATATCATCGTTGGCAAGTATAACGGTAGCGCGTGCATAGTTAGCACCTAAATTCCATGCTGCATTAACATAACTATTTTTAGTCATATGGGCTATCCTTATTTTAGGTGATCTGATAATTAATGCCCAAACTGGAGTACCACCATTATTGATAATGATAATTTCTTCAACAAATGTGCATTCAACATATAGTTTCAGCATATTGTAAATAAGTGGGCTTTTCCACATGGTTGGGATAATGATTGAGAATTTTTCCATGATCTATTGTTTTGATAGTTTTGAATATTCTTCTTCAGTCATTGGATAATCCCAGAAGCTCAATTTACCTTTTACATTCAGTATCGGTTCTTTGAATAAAATAGGATTTGAAAGAACCCAATTATAAGGTTTAAAAGGTAATAAATGTCTTTCAGCCCATACACTTGAATTATTAATCATACAATCAACTATTAGAACTGAACCTATAATAGCACCATTGATTAAATTATCCTGAATAGGCATCTTATCAGGAAGTTTTAAAATTAGATGTTCCTGTTGTGCGTAATTTAACAGTCCAGGTATCTTCATTTGTTTAGCACTTGCATGGATTAATATCCGTTGTCCAATATATTTTTTCGGACATAACCAAGTTCTATTCTCAATATTTTTTACTCCTGAACATATAAGCCACGCCCATGGTTGTTTTACTGTTAAAGTTTTCATGGCTCAATTGTTTTTTCTTTCTCTTCGAATATATCCACTTGCTCGTCATTGAACATCTTAATAAGAGATGTAATCCAGATAAGTAAAATAAGCAGTCCAACTGCACCTTCAATCCATTCGGGTGCATTGTAGTAATCAACGGCTAAAAAGCAATACAATGTGGGCCATACGGGTAAACGTGCCGGAAAGATTGACCTCGATAATACTTTAGTTTTTTTCTTCATTTTGATTGATTTAATTATTTGTATTTGGTATAACTTTAATTTTTCTTGCTAAATCATTGACTAAGTTTATTTTTCTTGCCTTTAAATGTCTGATTGTAATATGTCCGCCCATGTTTATAAGGTCATTGATTAAATTCAATTGCGCCTGTATTTCTAATTCCGTTTTCATGTATTTAAACTATTAATTCAGCAATATCCGCTGGATGATAAGTTCTCGCATTCTTTTCACCTTCCAATTTCACGTATATATAATATACATAGTCAATACCATTCAGGTTATTTTCTTCCATTTTTGAAATAATACCTTTTTTACCCAATGCCAGGCAAATTGCACCCTTAAACATCCAACTTTCTTTTTTTCTCATAACATTGATTGATTTAATTATTTATAATTGATTTAAATATCCGATACTAATTTAATTCCCCTTTAGGGGTTAGGGGTATCAAAACGGTATATCATTCCCCTCCGGAACCTTCTCCCCTTTTTCATTTACTTCCACATTCCGTTCAAAATCGATATCGATCAAACTTTTCAAAATGTTGTAGTTGAACATATAGGCAGATGTGATACTGCTTTTTGGTTTCATTTTCATCCTGGCATAATTGCTGACGTTCACCGATTCACCATCAGCGGCCACAGTAGTATCATTACCACTGATATCCATTTCAGCTTCTTCCCATTTAAACCGGCAGGAGTTGGTAAGTCCGATATATGCCTGGTTCGATTCGAAGTATGATTTAAGCGACTGGCGGGATAAACTTTCATCGCGCCCAATTGTGGACGAATAAAGTGAATATACTGATTCAAATGAGACATATAGTACTTTTGTATCCATTGGGAGATCTACTTCTTCCATTTTCTTCGAACTCAACATCCGGGTTACTCTGACTGACGAATTAATCTTAATTTCACGTCCTATTTTTATTTTGTTGTGCGTGATCAGCGTGGATATGGTCTGAAAATAGGTAGATAGTTTGTTTGTGCTGGATATACGTTCCAGTTGGTTTAATACCTTTTTTTCGGCTATTGGAACGAATTCCAGGTAGGAGAATGGAAGTTTCATGTGCGGTGCGTTTTCTTCAATTAACCTGCATGTAGAAGTCATTAGTGCACATGCATTGATAATACGAGTCATACCTTCTGTATTAGTTACTGATATCCTTACTGAGTCCTTTAGTTTCTTTGTTTCTTCACTCAGTATAGTCAGGTACTTTTTTTCAAATAAAGGTCTTAATTCAAGTACCTGAAGCAATATATTCGAAAGACCGGTCTTTTCATGGTCCTTTAATAGATTGAATTTTTCAGTATCTTCATCTGTGAAATCACCACCGGCACGGTGAGGTACATCGCACATAATACAGCGGTTCGATAATGCGCCATCATCCTGTTGAGCCGCTTCCTGTCCTAATAGTATAATACTGGCATTTATTGCCGAGCTGTCCAGTTGTTTAGAATTCACATCTTTTACCTTGATACGACCTTCACCGTCCAGGGTTGCTGCTTTCAATCCCTGAAACTTTGATTTGGAAATATCACGATCGTTGTATTCTTCCATCACCACCGGAACATTGCGGATAGATTCAAGTATCATAGAGAATCCGGCATCTGAACCAATGTTCAGGTTAAATGCAGGGGTGGTATCAACCATGTACAGGTTACGGATACTTTCGGCTATCTGGCTCTTACCTGAGCTGGTAGGACCGATAAAAAACAAGGCTGTGAAGTAACGCCTCATTTCAAAGATATAATCACGGAAAGCGCACGTAATAGCGAATAATATGGCCCATTTGCCATTGTCACCAATATTATAAACTCGGTTCATAAGTCCGCTCCAATCTTCGAAACTAATTTGCTTTTCAAAAGGAATATCCCGATACACCAGGTTACGTGCCTGATTAAATGTTGTGTTTTCACCTTCCTCTGAAATACGTATTTTTGAAAAAACAGGTGAATAATAATTCTCTTCATTATGGCTTACAAGTCCCAGTTCGTCTACCGGTTCAATTTTATATTCATTATCCACTTTATGATATATCGCATTTCCAAAGGCAAAGAAACCTTTCGGGTTCTGTCCGAAAGTTCGTATAGCCCGGCATTTACGAAATCCATAACTCATGGTAACCCAAATACGACTAAACTGTTCCTTATTTCCCCAAAAATTATAAGACCCTTCATTTACCAAAGTCTCATGCATTTTAGCTAATAAAGTAAATACGTTTGATTTTAATTCTACATATCGATCGAGCTTTGGATCCAGGTGACAAAGTTGAATTACCCGTTTATTATTGGCATTATCATTTTCATTATCGTAAACGTGAAGCAATGGTTTAATGTAACAATCGGAAACGGATGAAAAACTACCACCAGCATTGTTACGGAACATATACGAACAAAATCTTCCTCCCTTATCGGCCAACGGATAAAACCCCCATCGGGTACAATTATAGGATAATACCTTATCATTTTGAACATAATCAGGGACTATTTCAGCATCAACATTTAATGCATCATTCATCGCTCCAAGACGTTGATTATCCAATAAAGTCTTATCTTTCCTCTTTGCTAAAAATGGTTTCAACACTTTATCCAGGGCAGTTACTTTCAGACCAAGCTTTTTGGCGTATTCGTCAATCATCACTACGCGGACCGTGGCTTCGATATCCGATATCACTTCAGCACAACGGCCAATGATTTCACCTTTCTTTGAACCGTCAAATGTGTCTGCTAATATGGAACTGTATTGATCGGTATAATAATCACAAAAGCTTTTTAATGTCTGTACATCCTTAATTATGTAATCCACTGAAATATCGAAGCCGTTTTTATGCATATTTTTCAATATAACAAGGGGCTTTGTATCTCCACAATCTTCATTTGGTGCCAGTCCTTTAAACTCTTTTACTGTGAGTTTGCTGATCTTTGACCGTAGCGACTGTACATCAATCAGAGTAGGTGTACCAACCACCAAAACCATTGGAGTTTCAGAAAAATCATTGATAAAGTCTTTCTGATCGAATACTATGCTGCATTCCTGGTCATCATCCGATTCCATTAATTCAAGTGCATCCTCAATTCCATAGAACCCGTGTTTCCATTTGTCAACCTTTAGTTCTTTGGTTGGTTTAATGCGTTCTTTAATGATCAGCGGGGTTGTTTCAAACGTTGTGGCCAACCTTCCGGCATATTTATCACGCAGGTATTTATCAGGCACCACCGAAATACATTCACATATCAGATCCAGCAACTGGGTATTTTCAAAGTCTGAAGCTGAAGCTACTTTCTTTGCTTCGAAAAAATATTCGATAAAATCAAGTTCACGGTTGGTGAGTAATATATTTAAGTCCTGATCAATTGTAGCCTTTGCAAAATCATCCGGATCCTTTCCATCGGGTAACAGAATAGCCTTTACATCAAACCCATGAGCCAGTAATGTTTTGGCGTTGGCAATACTGGCTTTCAGTCCTGCACTGTCCGGATCGTACATCATTACCACGGTATTGGTAAATCGTTTCAACAGTCGTGCCTGTGCATCGGTAAGCGCGGTTCCTGATCCGGCAATGACGTTGCGTACTCCACGCTGTGCAACCGATACCACATCAAACTGACCTTCGAGCAAATAAACCTTATTCATTTTTGAAATGGATTCCTTTGCCTGGAACAATCCAAAAAGTACCTGACCTTTATTAAATACCAATGTATCACCTGAATTCAGGTATTTGGCAGCTTTGGCCGTATTATCTGTTATTCTTCCGGTGAATCCTACCGGCCGGCCGTAATTGTCCAGGTATGGAAATGTGATACGTTGACGAAATACATCGTACTGGAATTTCTTTTCGTCTGATATGGCCGACATTCCTGAAGCGAGTAACAGATCCATGCTGAAACTCCTTTTTGGAAATTCGCGGGTTATTTGATTATCTGTCAGTGCATACCCGATTTGATACAGTTTGCGGGTTTCGTCACTGATCTGTCGTTCGGTACGTACATAGTCATCAGCGGCCTTAAATGCAGTTAGGTTCGTTGCAAATTGGGTATTGCTTTCCTGCAGTACCAGGTATATTGATTCGCGTTGCTTTTCTTTGGCAATTTCTTCTGCAGTCTGAGGTATAACCGGTAATTCGATATGATATTGATTGGCCAGTGACTTAACGGCTTCTACATACGAAAGATGTTCATTCTCCTTTACAAAGTTTATCACGTCACCATGAGCACCACAGGCAAAGCACGTATATATTCCCTTCTGTGGCGAAACGGTGAGGGATGGCGCCTTATCGCTGTGAAACGGACAGATACCAATGTGATTCCTACCGTGTTTTTTGAGAGTTATTGAGCGGCCAATTACTTCAACGATATCGGCACGGTCTTTAACTTTATTTTTTATATCTTCTGATATTTGTGTCATGATGTGTTTTTCAAGTAAATTGATACGTTCTATTATTTCCAGTTCCGTATTTTTGAGGCTTAATTGTAGTTGTAAATGGAAAATCAGACTTATTTACTTTATCTAATGCATCTTTAATTGGTTGCGCATTGGTAAAGAATTTACGTTCTATATTCTCATATTTTATTCTGACAACATACCTTCCTTCACCGAATTTTGTTTTCACATCTGGTGAAAAATCAAGAACTTCTATTTCGCAATTTGTGACATCTGTGATTGATATTTGTTGTACCGGGAATATGTTTTTTTCATCAGGTTTTATTCCTAAATCAGAAAATTTCTTCATGTTTAAGTATCTTTTTTTGTAAGTGTTTAGAATTACAATGTTTTGCCCATCCTAAGTGGGGTGCAATCTGCATTTTATATTGTTTTGGATCCAGTTCCTTCTTGTTTAGTTTTGCAGCTTTCCGACAGAACCGGACTTTAATTGATTTACGCATCAAGATATGCGTATGTCTAAATACATATCCAACGAAATCAATACCACGAACTTCAACTGGGAATATCTGATAATTTCCCTTTAATTGTAATTTTAATTGATTAGTCAGATAATAATCAATGTTACCCAATAAAGAATGCAAATAAGGCTTATCCGGTGCCAGTATTACAATATCATCTGCGTACCGGTAATAGCACTTCACTTTCTTTATTTCCTTCATATGGTGATCAAAATAACTTAAATAAAGATTAGCTAAAAATTGACTCAGATAATTACCGATCGGAACACCAGGCGCACTATCAATAATATCATCAAGCAGTTTTAAAAGTCGAATATCCTTTATCTTTTTTCTGATAATACACTTCAGTATTTCATGATCAATATTCGGGTAGAACTTCTTAATATCAAGTTTTAAACAATAGGTAGTATTTTCGATATCGGTTAAATCTCGTTTTAAATCATTTAAAACAGCATGAATACCTTTCCCTTTGATGCATGCATAACTGTGCGAAATGAAGACTGAAACCCATACAGGTTCTAAAATATTCATGATAGCATGATGTACTACCCGATCTCGAAACGGAAGTCTGAAAATTTCCCGTTCCTTTGGTTCGTAAATTTTAAAGACACTGTATTCAGAAGTCTTATAAATTCCGGATATCAATTCGTCGTACAATTGATTAATGTTTCGCTCAACATTTTTCTCGAAAATCTTCACCCCATATTGCCCGGATTTACCTTTCCGGGCTTTCTGGTATGCAAGAATTAAATTATCTTTTGTGACTACCTTGTCAAATAAATCAGTTATCCTTTTCATATGCCTGGCTTTCAAAATTGGAACTTTCTCGTTGGATACTAATACCAGTTGAAAGATTAGTCGTTTTTTACTAAGAAGTAAGGCCTTTGTCTTTTTAATTACCAGTTGGGAACTGGAACCTGCATTCGAATTCGTATTATCGTAATTCGTATTGTTCAAACCGAACGCTGAAGCAGAACCAGCGAAGACAAACAGCCCATAATTTTTATCCTATTTGAATCTCTTTCCAGACATCCTTAAACTGAGTGGCTGAATACTCTGCCGTTTCTTCGTCAAAATTTACCAGACGGGAACCGGAACCCGCA